CCGCAAAAGCTAATCCTCCGTTCTATCGCCAAGTCGCCAAATGGCGTTGTGGCCGTAGTCACGGCCTCCGAGAATGGCGCGGCTTCCACCACTCCAGCTAGTACCAACCTTCGAGTCAACGGGCTTAAGGCCGGGCGTGTGTACGTTGTAGAGTCCAACATCCAAGTCTCAAACGCTACCGTCGCTAACGGAGCGCGTATTCAGTACAATCTTACCGGCACCCAGACCACAGCTACTACCATAGGCTCAATTACGGCTTCAGCTACCACGGCGTTCGGCACCCCGGCAGTCGTGGGGTTCCTAAACGCTGCGGCTGGCGGTAGCAACACTGGCGCTGTTCTGGTCAATACAACTTACGGCATGTCAGGTTCTTCTGCTGGCTCAGCCGTTAGTTTCCAAGGCCAGTTCACCGTAGTCCCGCAGAATGACGGTGACCTCATCGTTCAGGTAGGCTCAGGTACCGGCTCTACCCAGTCAACGCTTGTTTTTGGTAGTTACCTAGCGGTAGCAGAAGTTACTTTCTAAAATCGCACTATGTCTGGCAAATTGGTAGAATACCTAAGCCGGAAATTCGTGCTAGCCCTCCTGTCTCTGGCAGGAGGGTTTTACCTTACGCTAACTCAGGACTCCGATAAGATTTACGCCTTCGCTACCCTAGTCGGTGTAGTCCTAGCGTTCTACAACGGGTCCAACACCGCTGAGGCTATCCTAGCCGCGCGTAACCCAAAAAAGGAGTAAAGACACATGGCCGTTACAGCAGTATCCGTTAAAACTAACCGGGCAGGGGAGTGGACCTTCCAGACCAACGCCACTAATACGTTTACTGATCCAATCCTAGTCAAGGGCGGGGACACCGTATTCTGGGTTATAGAGGCCGGGCTTAATGGTACCTACCAGCTACAGGCAGCTCCTGTAGGCACACAGGACTGGGCTCCTACTCCGTTCAACGGAAACCTAGACCTGACTACGGGCAGCACTACGGTAGGCTACTCCGGCTCATTTACCGCACCGGGTGACTGTCTGTTCCGTATTGCCCTCACGGCGTTTACGTCGGGCTCTGCTACTATCCACGTTCGGAAGTAAGGTATGTCTGCTAGGTCTTTAGCAGGCAGCCTAGTAAATTCACTGGGAGAGCCTCTAACCGGAGGTGGGGACAAGGTCTTTATTCCAGACCCAGAAGGGTTGATTGCTTACTACCGTTTTGAGGACGCCCTATCCGGAAGTTCTGTTGTAGAAGAGACCGGGTTGGGTTATACGATCCCTAGTACCCCATCTTATGTAACTTCCACAACTGGTATATCTAGTAATGGGGCAGCTCTTGATCTTCCGGGAGTTATAAACTCTGGTATCCGGCTAAATACAAGTTCAGATTCCGTAGCAAAACAGAGATTAATCTGGCAAGATGCGTCCGTAAGCCTTTGGTTCAAAGTAGATGCTTATGCTGCTTCTAGTAATGCTTCGATTTCTGCTGGTTATTCTATGAGTACATTTGCTAATGGATCAGCTTTTATTAATTTAGCAGTCGGCACAACTAACGTAATTGTACAACCTTTTTTTAGCCGTGGTGGAGTAAACATAAATCCGACATTTGCAATTATCTCACCATCACTAGGAACATGGGTGCATGTTGTTGGGGTGTATAGCCCTACAACCGACAGTTTTGTGCGTATTTATATAAACGGAGCTATGACTAGTCAGGAAAGCGCAGCTAAAGTAATAGGAGTAAGGCCTCCGGGGTCTAATATAAACGCAGGAGTATTTATCTGGTCTAGTAACCCCGCCGCAGTAGGTATATCAGTAGACGAGTTAGGAATATGGAATAGGGCTTTAACTTCATCCCAAGTTTCTTTTCTTTACAACGGCGGCGCAGGCCGCGCTTATTCGGAGATAACATTTTGATGTTTACAGACGAACAACTAGCACAGCTTAAAGAACTAATCGTAGCGGCAGTCCGCGAGGCTCTTGGTCAAGGAGGGGTTGTAACTCCGCCAGTTAAGGACGTTGTTACCATTCGGGAGGACGGCGCTGTACAGTCAACTGCTCTACTAGACTACAAGCTAGGATACGAAAAGTCATCTGATCCTAAGAAGGTAGAGTTTTCCAAGTACATCCCGGAGTGGTTTTTTGTTGAAGAGGCCAAGACTCGGTTTAAGCTGACCCCACAGCAAGAACTAAACGTTCACCGTAACACCAACAACGCCCGTATGCTAAGTGGCTTTTTGGGTTACCCCCTATTTGTTGGCACAGCTTCGACTTACAAGAAGGGGTGGTTTGGGACCGAGCCTGACAAGGCTATTCCCGATGCCGCTTCTCTTCCCGGTAGCAATGGGCCCAACGTTCCAGCAGTTACCCTTAGCGATGTTCCTAAGCTATTTGACGAGCTGTACTCTCGCTGGCTTGTAAGCGGGCACATCCCTTCTTGGAAGGTAAATGAATTGGTTTACCCGAAGTAAACGTATGACTATTGACTGGAAAACGCGGTTGGTAGAGGACCTCAAAATAGACGAAGGTGGTCCTTACCTACACGCCTATCCAGACCCTCTTAGTCCTATGGGTAAAAGGCTAGGCCGTACGGGCGTAATCAACTGCGCCCGTAACGGCTACCTGCCGCCAAAGGAACTTACCCGTCTGCACGAGGGTAGGCCTTGGACTATCGGCTACGGGCGCGCTCGTAACGTCAAGTACGGGGATAAAATCACTAAGGAAGTAGCAGAGAAGTGGCTACTTGAGGATGTAGAAACCGCTATAAAGGACGCCGAAGATATTGTGGGACCGTCGTGGAACTCCTTAAATGGACCACGCAAGGCTGTCCTAGCCAACATGGCTTACAACCTAGGCCGAGAAAAACTGTCCGAGTTCAAGAATACCTTGAAGTTTGTCAGACTTGGGCTCTTCGACTTTGCTGCTGTTCAGATGGCAAACAGCCTATGGGCTAAGCAAGTGAAGCGCCGTGCTGACCGGCTTATCAAGCAAATGAATCTAGGAGAATATCAACCCAATGGGTAAACGAAAAAGGCAAAAAGTCCGCGATATTGAACTGAATGTCATGTCCAATAAGCCGACTAAAGACCACTACGATGCACTACAGCAGTTCTACGTTAGCTTCGCCAACAACCAAATTGCCCTCATGGAGGCCAAGATTGAAGGGGATGAGGACGAAACCTGCGATCTGCTGCTTGTGCATCAAGAGTACGATCCAACTACCGGCAAGATTTTAGCTATCCCGGTAGCAAAAGTGTTTGGCCGTGGTGAAAGTCGTATGTACGTAGCCCCGGATGGTAAAGGTGGATGGCTAAAGAGGCCCTCAGATGAAATCAATGCTGGAACAAGTTAACGAAGCGTACGCTCAGGGCATGTCAGACGCCGAGGTTATGGAGATTCTCGGCATGTCCCGCAAGCAATTCGAGCGCAGACTTGAGACCGACCCCGTATTTCGAGAGTGGATCGAGATGGGCCGTACTCTTTCCGAGGCTTGGTGGATGCGTAAGGGGCGTACTAGCATCCACGACAGCAAGTTTAACACCAATCTGTGGATGTTTGTGGTCAAAAACCGCTTCGACTGGGCTGAAAAGGTGGAACAACGCAATAATGGTACTTCCGGTACAACCTCTCTTGACCAGATCAAACGTGAGATGGCGAACCTTGTAAGCAAACTAAAGTCCGGAAAGGCTACAGATGCAGAAATAGTAGAGCTTGCTAACTACAGGACGGGTACTGATGGCTCTGAATGAGGAGGCTTTGCTGCACGAACTGGCTATTCTTAAGGCGGAGTATGACCGCCTTCTTCCTTTTTCGGGCACGGCTAAGTGGTTCCAGCCCGGACCATACGGAATTGATAACTGCCCTCGCCACAAAGCCTTTTTTAAGGCGGGAAGTCAGTATCCTGAACGGATATTTATGGCAGCTAACCGCTTGGGTAAGACAAATTCAGGTGGTTTTGAGCTAGCTTGCCATCTAACCGGGCAATATCCTGATTGGTGGGAGGGTAAACGGTTCAATAAGCCAGTTTCTGCGTGGGCCGCTGGTATGACTGGTGTTACAACCCGCGATACCGTCCAGCAGGAGATGCTTGGACCTCCCGGCAGGCGCGGGGAGGGGATGATTCCGGCTGATTGTATCATCAGCACAGTAGCTAAGCCGGGAATTCCTAACGGCGTAGAGACTGTTTTAGTTCGCCACGTATCCGGCGGGGTGTCTAGCCTCAGTTTTCGCTCGTACGATCAAGAGGTGCGAGGCTTCCAAGGTACGGCGCGCGACGTAATCTGGCTAGACGAGGAGCCCCCGCAGTTAATCTACAACGAATGCTTGCTGCGTACCATGACCACTAAAGGCATAGTTTATGTCACGTTCACACCACAGTGGGGACTCACCGACTTTGTCATCAACTTCTACAAGCAGGCAGATTTGTTAGAGGGGGCTGAGCCTATTACCGCAGGTGAGGCCGAGGAACGGGAAAAGGAGAAGGGAGCCAAGAGGTTTAAGGCAGTAGTGCAGGCAGGCTGGGAACATGCCCCTTGGCTTGATGAACAAAGCAAGCGGCAGATGTTAAATGACACGCCCCCACATCTACGAAAAGCACGTTCCGAAGGTAAACCCTCTATTGGCTCTGGTAACGTATACCCCGTAACCCTAGACGAAATTCTAGTTGATCCATTTGAGATTCCTGCTCACTACAAACGACTGTACGCTATGGACGTGGGGTGGAACTGTACCGCAGCTTTGTTTGCGGCCATTGATCCTGACACCGATACCTGCTATCTGTACGCTGAATACAAGGCCGGACAAAAAGAGCCTGTCGTACACGCTAGCCGCATAAAGGAGATGGCAGCAGGATGGATACCGGGCGTAATTGATCCGGCTTCTCGGGGACGTAGTCAGAAAGACGGGACTCAGCTACTACAGATTTATCGGCAGCTAGGACTTCAGGTTAGAGTAGCAGATAACTCCGTAGAATCTGGAGTCCAGAAGGGCTGGGACCGCCTAAGTTCTGGTAAGGTTAAGGTATTCAAGACACTACGTAAGTTCTCAGAAGAGTTTGTAATCTACCGCAGGGACCTTCACGGAAGGATCGTAAAAGAAAACGACCATCTTATGGATTGTTACGACCAAGAAACAGAGGTCCTGACTAAGGACGGATGGAAGTTCTGGGAGGATGTTACTTATCAAGATCACTTGGCTACTGTGAATCTAGAATCAGACTTGCTTGAGTATCAGCAGCCTACCGAGCTAATAGCTAGAGACCACGACGGTGATATGGTTAGCATAAAGAACAGTTCTTTAGACTTCTTGGTTACACCCAATCATCGTATGGTAGTGTATGCTCGTGATAAGAAAATCCCATCAATTACACTAGCTAAAGACCTCAAGATTTGGGATAGGCTAAAGGGTACTTGCAAATGGGAGGGGAGTGACTTTGAAGCTCCTTTTGGACTGACCCAGTTACAGTGGGCGAGATTTCTAGGGTGGTTCGTATCTGAAGGTCATACCAACTCTAATCCTAAGTGTCCGGGTGTAGGGTATCAGGTAGGTATCTCACAATGCCCAACTTCTAACCCGGAGAAGTTTGCCGAGATTCGAGAGCTACTTAGCCATTTCCCGTTTCCTTGGAACTTTTCTAAGTCTGGGGTTTTCTACTGTTCTAACAAGGAACTTTGGTCAAGGCTCAGGGATTTAGGATGCTGCTATGACAAGTATGTTCCAGACGAAATAAAAAACGCTCGACCAGAAGTTATAGAAGCTTTTCTAGAATCCGCGCATAAAGGCGACGGCTGGACAAATCCGGGAGGCATGTACACTATAGCTACTACTAGTAAGCGCCTTGCTGATGATTTGCAAGAGCTAATACTTAAAACAGGGGCCAATAGTTCAATCAGAACTGTCAAGGCTAAGCCTTACAAGATTAAGGGAAGACGAGGCACAAACACAGTTAACCAGTACTGGGTCTACAAGACTAAGGTCAAAAATCCTTATCTCAGGGATAGCAAAAACAAGCCGTCCTTCAAAACAGTACACTATAAAGGTAAGGTGTACTGCGCCACTGTGCCTAACTCTACGCTTGTAGTTAGAAGGAAGAACAGGATTATCGTGGCTGGTAACTGCTTTAGATACCTGATGAACTCTCTAGAAAAGGCACGATCACAACACGATACTACACCTTTTGTAAACAACGAAGGAGACGCCGG